TTAAAATGGGATAAACAAGAAAGAAAATATTATCCTATATCAATTAACTTATATGAGAAAGGAGAAATCGATGACAATTGATTTTGAAAAAGACCAACAGGAGATTATTAAAAAAACTGATAATATACAAGGTTTGGCAGATCAAGTTGAAAGATTACAAACTTATCAACTTATGATCGATAACACAGAAGAAAAATTAAAAGGATATAAAAAGAAATTAGAACATATATCTGGAGAAGTAATTCCAACCATGATGGCAGAGATGGGTTTAGCCCATCTTAAACTTATGGATGGATCTTCAGTAGATGTTAAGCCGCATTATAGTGCTAATATTACTATAGCAAATAAAGAAGCGGCGTTTAACTGGCTTCGTAATAATGGACTAGGAGATATAATCAAAAACGAGATATCCGTATCTTTTGGTCGCAACGAAGATAACAAGGCAGCTGATTATGCTGCTCTTGCACAAGAGCGTGGGTTTCAACCAACACAAAAGTTGAAGGTTGAGCCCATGACTCTAAAAGCGTTAGTCCGTGAGCGTATTGAGGCAGGTAAAGAAATGCCAACGGAACTTTTCAACGTATTCGTTGGAAATAAAACAACAATAAAAAGGAAACAATAAACATGAACCAAGTACAAAGAAAAGAGGAAGCAGGAGCATTGTCTACGAATATATTCGAAGCTGATGCAAATGCGGGCTCTCAGAATATAACGCAAGAAGATCTTGCATTACCATTTCTGAAAGTTTTGGGACAATTATCTCCAGAAGTTAATAAACAAAACGCTAAGTTTATTAATGGGGCAGAACCTGGAATGATTGTAAACAGCGTTACAAAAGATCTTTATGATGGATCAAAAGGTATAAATGTTATACCAGTTCATTATGAAAGACAATACGTGGAGTGGCAAGACAGAGGTGCCAGTAGCACTGGTGCTCCTATAGCAATCCATAGTGCAGATAGTGATATTGTGAGTACAACTACTCGCGATAAATCTTGGAAAGATAGATTACCAAATGGTAATTATCTGGAAAATACTGCAAACCACTTTGTGATTCTTTTAGGTAAAAGTCCATCAACAGCATTGATATCTATGAAAGCTACTCAATTAAAGATTAGCAAACAATGGAACTCAATGATGATGGGTCTTAAACTCCAAGGTAAAAATGGCTTATTCACACCGCCTACTTACAGCCACATTTATAATCTAAAAACTGTTCAAATGTCTAATGACAAAGGAACATGGTTTGGATGGGATGTGTCTCAAGTTGGCCCAGTAACAGATAAAGGTGTTTATGCAATTGCTAAAAGTTTTGCTGAAAAAAATAGCAAAGGTTTAGTAAAAGTTAAACACGGATCTGACGAATCAAAAAGCGATTCACCATACTAACAGTATCCTAGGAGATGGGCGCTGAAGCGAGAGTGGGGGCGCCCATTTAAATTATGAATATGTTTAAAGAAATATTTAAAGGCTTAGAACGTGCACATGGTTGCACTAAAGTTGGTCCTACCAATAATAATGGAGAAAAAGTTAAAGGACAATCTTTTGTAGTAAGAGAACCAGTTACAGATGAACTTTGGACAAAACATTTACAAGGTACACAAAGTTTAGGAATAATTCCAATAAATGATGATAATGAATGTGTGTGGGGATGTGTAGATATAGATTCATATGCAGGATTTGATCATAAAAAATTAATAAATAAAATAAAACAATTTAATCTACCATTAGTAGTATGTCGGTCTAAAAGTGGTGGCGCACATGTGTTTCTGTTCTCAGAGAAACCTGTAGATGCAGAAAGAATGAGAGATAAACTTACAGAGATAAAGACACTACTAGGCTACGGCGGATCAGAAGTCTTTCCAAAACAAATCAGATTAAAATCACAGGATGACACAGGAAACTTTTTAAACTTACCATATTTTAATGGTGATAACACAACAAGGTACGCATTTAAAGATGATGGTACCGCAGCAAATTTAGAAGAATTTTATGGGATCTATAATAACGTAAAACAACTAGATGTTGGTCTCGTAAAAGTGCAGAGGCCCCAATCAGAATTTTCTGATGGGCCTCCGTGCATAGAACTTATGTCAATAAATAAAATACCAGAAGGTGGTAGAAACAATGCAATGTTTCATTATGGTGTATATGCCAAAAAGAAATGGCCAGCAGAGTGGAAAAGTAGAATTACCATGTTTAATATTGCAGCAACAACAAGTCCACTAAGTGAATCAGAAATAGATATAATTAAAAAACAACATGATAAAAAAGAATGGGGATATAAATGTAATGATACTCCTATGTGTAATTTATGTGACAAAAAATTATGTAAAACTAGAAAGTATGGAATAGGTGAAGAATTAGTATTTCCTTTATTAGCAGATTTACAAAAAATAAAATTAGAAAAACCATATTACTATCTTAATGTAGATGGAGAAAGACTACATTTAGAGAATGTTAAATATTTAAAACAACAAAGTTTATTTCAAGAAGCGTGTATGGAACAATTAGATTTTAAACCACCAACAGTAAAACCAAAAGACTGGGACATGATAATAAATCCATTGATGAAGAATCACGAACCTGTAGAACCACCTGAAGGTGTAACAACTGCAGATCAATTAAGAAATCATCTGGAAGAATTTTGTTTGAATAGACATATTGGATCAGATGTAACGGATCTTAAAAAAGGAGGCGTATGGAATAATGAAGGTTATCATCATTTTGTTTTTAGTATGTTTTATAGTAAATTTTTAGTTAGACAAAGATGGGAAATAAATTATCAACGTACAGCACAAATGTTAAAAGATCATTGTAATTGTGATGATAAAAAAAGAGTAGGAAAAGAAAGAGTTTCTGTTTTTACAGTAAAACAATTTGATAAGAAAAAAGATGAATATGTTCAAAAAGAACTAAAACCGAAGGATATATTTTAATGAAATATACAAATATATGTGGAAAAGATTTTAAAACAAAACTTGAAGCTTATAAATTCTTTAGAGGTTTAGTAAAAGAGACAGCTAACAATAGCTGGACAGGTAAAGAGATTCAATTAACAGAGGATACTATTTTGAAAAATTCTCAAGTACAAGATCTTTTTGATAGGTATTTAATAGATTTAAATTGGTACAATAGAAAAACCAGTGGAAATAAAAACATAAATTATGTTTTAATAAAAGATGATTATAATGATTATTGTTTAGGTTTTAAATTTGAAGATGGAACTATCGAATCAGTGACAGCTAAAGATTATTTGACTTGTTTTGGTAAAGGAACAGTATCAGATGAAAAAAGATTTAATTCTGCAATGAGATATGAAGTAAAATATCAATCTGAAAAATATAGACAAAACAATCAACATATAGATGAATGTTTTAATTGTATGGCACCAAGAGAAGCAGGTTTAGATATTGATCATGTTGTTCCTTTTAAAAAAATAGTAGATAATTTTTTTAAGATTCAAAATCGAGATGAATTTATAAAAGGTATTAATAAAAATGAAAAAGGTTTGTATTGGAGATTAAAAGAAGAGCATAGAAAACTATGGTGTAATTACCATGCTGAACACGCTAAATTTCAAATGCTTTGTAAACCCTGTCATTACGCTAAAACTAAAGAGGAGAGATGAAAACAATTGTTTTAGGACCACCAGGAACTGGTAAGACAACTACATTATTAAATAAAGTAGATGATTATTTAAAAGAAACAGATCCAGATAAAGTAGGTTATTTTGCTTTTACACAAAAAGCTGCATATCATGCACGAGATGAAGCAATTAAAAAATTTAATTTAACTGAAGATGATCTTCCATATTTTAGAACATTACACTCATTAGCATTTAGAAAATTAGGACTTAAAAAAGATCAAGTCATGCAACAAAGACATTACAAAGATCTTGGCAAAAAACTAGGATTTCCAGTCTCTTATGCAGAACATCAAGAAGATCATGGTATATTTACCTCTGATAGTGAATATTTACAAATTATACAACTAGCACAACTTAGAAATATTACACCTGAACAACAGTATAATAAAAGAGAACACACACAAGATTTAGAATTAGATAAATTACGCATTATTCATAATGAAATAAAAAGATATAAAAAAGAATATAATCTAATAGATTTTAATGACATGATTTTAGATTTTATAAAATCAGATAAATCTCCAAAATTTGATGTTGTATTTATTGATGAAGCACAAGATTTATCTTTAATGCAATGGGATATGACAAAAACTATTTGGAATAAAACAGAAGACACTTTTATTGCAGGTGATGATGATCAGGCCATTTTTAAATGGGCTGGAGCTGATGTTGATTCTTTTATAGCTTTACAAGATCAAATGATTAATCTTCCATTAATACAATCACATAGAATTCCTATGAAAGTTCATAAACTTGCTATGGGTATTATAAATAGAATTAAACATAGAATAAATAAAAATTGGAAACCTAAAACTAATGAAGGAAATTTACGTAGACATTTTGATGTTGATTCAGTTGATATGTCAAAAGGTGAATGGTTAGTTTTAGCTAGAACAAAATTTATGTTAAAAGAAGTAGAAGACACTTTATATCGTAAAGGTTTATATTATGAAACTAAAAATAAGCGTAGTCATGAGAAAGATCTACAAGAAGCAGCTACAGATTGGGAACATTTGCGACAAGGACAATTATTATCTTATAAACAGGTTGAAAAAATTTCTAAATATGTAGGACAAAATTATTGGGAAAAAGAAAAAATAAAGGGTATGGTTAAAGGATCTTTTTATGGAATAGATCAACTTACAAAAGATTATGGATTAAAAACTAAAAAAGTTTGGTATGAATCGTTAAACGATGCAGGAACAAGAAGAATAGAATATTTAAGAAAGATGAGAGCCAATGGAGAAGCTTTAAATAAAAAACCAAGAATAGAATTATCTACAATACATGCAGCTAAAGGAGGGGAGTCACAAAATGTAGTTCTTTTAACCGATCTTACTAAAACAACTATGGAAGCTTATGAAAAAAATCCAGATGATGAAAATAGATTATTTTATGTAGGTGCAACACGAACAAAAGAAAATTTACATATTATAGAACCAAAACAATATAACAAAGGATTTATTATATGAATGCAGAATGGTGGACTGCCCACAATTGGGATGGTCAAGCTTTTGAACAAATAAAACATTTATCTACTAATCCTTCAATAATAAAATTTAATATGAATGATTATCCTGTAGATTTAAATAATCCTGAAGATTTAAAAAATCTTAAAAAACAAGGATGGTATTTGATAAATGCAGACAAACAAAGAGAAGTAAAAAATTCATTATACAGAATGAGAAAAATTTCTTTTGAAGAACTGGATCAAAGAGATATTGATATATTTAATAAATTAAAAAAGGAAACCAAATAATATGAAACCGTACGACAAACAAATAGGCGGAACACACTATCAGAAATTTAAAATTCAGCCAAGTAAATTTGTAATTGAAAATGAGTTGCTATATCCAGAAGGATGCGTTATAAAATATATTTTGAGACACAGATTGAAAGGAAAAAGACAAGATTTAGAAAAAGCAATTCACTTTATAGAAATGATTATTGAACGAGATTATTCCGAGAAAAAAGATTTTTTAGAAGAAGCAGAGAAAGAGAAAAAAGAACTCGAAGAATCTTACCAAGAATCAAAACGACAAGCCGAAGAACGTAAACCAAAAAATAAACCAAACTCATGGGGAATACTTAAATGATACAAACACCACTTTTTACACCACAAACTGAATGGCTACCACCAGAAACCTTTCCAGATCTATCTAAATATGATGAAATTGCAATTGATCTAGAAACCAAAGACCCTAATTTAAATACCAGAATGGGTTCTGGTTCAGTAGTTAAGAATGGAGACGTAGTAGGAGTATCTGTAGCTGTGCCAGGTTGGTCTGGTTACTATCCAATTGCTCATGAAGGTGGTGGTAATATGGATCGTAAAAAAGTTTTAAAATGGTTTCAAGGTGTATTATCTACACCAGCAACAAAAATCTTTCACAACGCCATGTATGACGTTTGTTGGATTAGATCGCTAGGTTTAAGTATTAACGGTAAAATAGTAGACACGATGATTGCATCGGCCCTAGTTGATGAGAATCAAATGCGTTATGACTTAAACAACTGCAGTAAAAGATACACTGGAAAAACAAAAAGTGAAACAAATTTATATGAAGCAGCTAAGAGTTGGGGGGTTGACCCCAAAGCAGAAATGTATAAACTACCTGCCATTTATGTTGGCGAATATGCAGAAAAGGACGCTGAAATTACATTAGAACTTTGGCAAGAACTTAAAAAAGAAATACTTCACCAAGATTTAAATTCTATTTTTCAATTAGAGACTGAACTTTTTCCTTGCCTCGTCGATATGAGATTTTTAGGAGTTCGTGTAGATATTGAATCAGCTCACCAATTAAAAGAAGAGTTAAATAAAGAAGAAAAAGAATGCCTATTAAAAGTAAAAAAAGAAACAGGAGTAGATGTTCAAATATGGGCTGCACGTTCCATTGCCCAAGTTTTTCAAAAACTGAACCTACCATATGACTCAACTGAAAAAACAAATTCTCCATCATTTACTAAAAACTTTTTACAGAATCACCCCCACCCACTGGTAAAACGAATAGCCCGAGCTCGTGAAATAAATAAAGCCCATACCACATTTATTGATACCATAATCAAACATTCTTACAAGGGTAGAATACATGCAGAAATTAATCAATTAAGAGGAGACAATGGAGGAACA